ATACATATTTCCAACAGACGATAACATAATATAGGTTGGTGTTTGATGAAACTTTGCTTGATATAGTTTTTGTAGTTGTTCTTTAAAATTACGATTATTCATTAGTATCTTAGGGATATCAATGTATGATTCAATAAGAGCTACAATAAATGAATATAGAACATGAAATTCATTCTGAGAATCTGTCCATAAAGCTCCAATAAAGGCTTCCAGAATGTCTCCTAATTTCTTAGTATTCGTGCGCCCATTACATGCATCTTCATTATGACGCGAAACAATATAGAATTTTTCAAGTCCAATTTTTAGGCTCAATGATCCAAGCATTTCATTGCATACAACCTCCTTCTTGAGATCTGTTAGAAATCCTTCTTGTTCCGTAGGAAAACGTTCTGCTAAATAGGTTGATACTGTTGCTCCCAAAATTGAATCGCCCAGATGCTCAAGACGCTCATACGATTCGTCAAATAAATCAAGGCAATTGTCTGGTTTTGCAACGAGTTGGGTAAGCTCTCCAGTTGGAGTTGTATATTCGGTTCGTTTAACATAAGAGGAATGAACCATAGCAGTCTGAAATAAATTAATATTTTCTACTTGGTGGTTGCAATTGTGCTTAGAAAGGATCGATTGTATATCTGTTTTGGTAAACAAGCGATTTTTGGAATTATAGGGATTATACAGTTGTAGCATTTATGAACGATGTTTTCTATGTCTACGTTGAGTTCGTTTTCTACGAGCTCCAACACCTGGTTTTTTTAAAGTAGCCCGAACCACCGTATCAACCTTACTCCAATTCTGTAAAAACAGAGCTGCTTCATCAGGCTTCATAGTCTTAAGCGCAGATACAAGTTGAGATTCAATCATTGGCTCATTTTTTTCGATTAGACCCGGAATCTTTGCGATTGCCATTCTTCGTGCGGAGTCTGCGGCGGCTTGTAGAAAACTTGACATTCTTCTTCTTAATTCTACGTGTTTTTTTTCTTTTTCCTCCTGCCTCGGAACAGATTGCTAAAATTTGCGAGCCTAAACGTTCGGCTATAAACCCAGCTGCAATAATCTCTTTGAAGATTTCGATTAATTCTCCTGGACTACCATTGAAAGGTTTACAAACTGTATCTTTAAATATCATTTTTGGCTGATTTTTAAACGCAGTTACTATATCCATATCTTGAGTATGACGTGTACCCTCCAATGAAGCAACAGAATCTTCAAATCTTTTTTGAATACCAAAAATACATCTTTTAACTTGTTCTGAAGTTAAATTAAAGTCTGTAAAAAGTGGAGTATCTGCAGCTCTCATCGCTGCTATTTCGGCCAGTAATGTATCGAATCTTGGTTTTATAAAATCAGACTCTCTACGGGCAATCCAATCAGCTTTAGGAGGTACAACTGTTCCTGGTCTTAGATTGCCTGGCTCAAATATTTTAGAATGCAGAATACCTAAATATGTTTTTACATAGCTTGTATTGTATACCGGAGTAACATAAAGTCTATGAGAACCGGGTTCAAAAATATCTGCAAACAAGTAGGAAGATTTAATAGCATTACATCTTCCATGTGCCCAACCATAATTATGAGAATATCTTACCCTATTAGTTACAGCATCTTCTTTACTAACTGGTACTCCATATAATAACAAACTTGATGAAACAGATAATAAATGTTCACATTGGGGTTTGTTAGATGCATTTGATGAATTTATCACAGAACTCCATTCGCGATAATTAGGATTTACATATGGATAGTTATTCATAGCATACCCACATAACCAACATTCTGTAGTATCGGTAACTTCTCCAATAGTTTCATTACACTGAGTTGTAGCATCAAGAAGTTCAAATGCATCTCTTGTTGTATATGATTTTCTGAGAGCATTCCATGTTAGAGTTTGGTATTGTAAAATTACCGATAATACATAGTATTTTCTGTTTGCTGGATTATCTAAAAATTCTTTTGTCTGATATCGCTGTACAACATAATTTATATAATCCTTCAATTCTTCTGGACCAAACCTTGCGACATCCTTAAAAGCAGATACTGATTCTTTGTCAAGAATAGGAGGACCTTCTAAATCTTTTTCTTCATCTTTCCATGGAGAATAAAAACTCTGCCACTTTTTAGTAATCGTATCCCCATCTAAAGCTCTGACTCTTTTGACTGCTTCTGGACTAAATTTTATTTTTATCCCAGACATCACTGTTGTTTTACAGTGCGATTAAAACTATAATCACTTGTTACAAGCTTCTTAGATTGCTCCGAAATAATGTAGTCTAAACATGATTCATATGAGGGATTCTTTACAGTTTCAAAGTAGGACTGAAGTTGTATCTGCAAATCCTTCTTAGAAAGACCCCATGGTTTATTTGCACCAGGTTTAACAATTTGGATTACAGATCCATCATCTTCCAATTTTAGTTTATCGATTGCTGAAAACTCTGGAAGCTTTACAATTTGTGCCATTTCATCTTCTAAACAGCGTCGCTCTTCGCGAAGTTGATAGGTTGTTTGGTTAATTTCACGAAGCTCGTTATCAATACGCTGATACTTCTTGAGACACTGTTTGAGTTCATTGATTGCTGACATTTTGCAGTATAAGTTACATTCAAATAACTAATCCGTTTTCAGTATAATGGAGTTTGATGCTCATGAAATCGAGAATCTTCGCAAAGTTTATAATGAAGAGTATCCGGAAAAACCTATTCCAAAGGGAGACTTAGGAAAGGTTTGGAAAACGATAAAAGACAGAATGCATTCTATCTGCAATGATAGAGCCACAGAATGTGTTGTTACTTCTTTGATGAAAAGACCAGATGCTCCCAAATCTTGGTCTTCAAACAATGAAGAATGGTTGTCATCGGTTGACATAGATAAATTAGAGAATGAATTTGCAAGAGTAATTTCCTCTTACTACTATGTTGGCTCTGTTCCAATTAATTTTGATGATAAATCAGAAACTGGAACATGTTTGGTCGACTCACTGTGCTCACTGAAGTTAAAGAGCTTGTATGATAAAGGCTATACTAAAATTGGTATAATTTTTAATACCGATAAGGATACTGGTAAAGGGCAACACTGGATTGCTGGTTTTTGTGATATTCGACCCGAGCTAAAATATCCCCGATTTACATATTTTGATTCTTATGCTTCTAAACCTGAACCCGAAATTCAACGTTTAATGACAAGATGGAAAGAACAATGGGATGCAACTAAGATTCATCTTAAACCAATGGTCATCGCATATAACACAACAAGACATCAATATGAAAATTCAGAGTGTGGAATGTTTTCATTATATTTCCATTTATGCTGTTTATTAGGCGTTTCGATGAAGAAAAGAATACCAGATCCAGTTATTAGAAGTTTCCGCGGAGTGTTATTTCATGTTGGTAAGAATTAATGGAAACAATTAATGAAATAGTGCCTCCGTGGGCACAATATATTGTTCTTGCAGCAATCATTATTGGTATCGGCTATGCTATTTGGAAGTCTGTTGAGCCTTCAAAAAGTAAAGCTCTAAATTCAGCAAAGCCTAACTTTAAAGCCTATGAAAATGTAACCAGATTGGCTCCATTAGGATGTCCATCTCCTTATCGGTTATGTGACTATTATCTTGCATCATCTTCTTATTCTGTTTTTCCAGGGTCTCAAGTTTTTGACTATATTTCAGATACTATTCTACCATTGGTAGTCAAAGCTGGTCCAAGACTTGTAGAACTTGATATTTATAGCGATGAATCTGATAAGCCGGTAGTTGGACTCAAGAATCAAAAGTTAGGATATGATTATGCCTACAATACAGTACCATTCGATTCATGCTGTGTATCAATTGCTAATAATGCATTTAATAGCTTGAGCTCTCCTGTTTCCAGTGATCCATTTATTCTGAGCTTAGTGTTTCATACCGACAAAACAAAGGTTGTAAATGCATGTGCAGAAATTCTCAAAACAACGTGTCAAGCTCATTTATTAGGCTTCGAATATGGTTACCAACGTAAAAATTTAGCTATAGAACCGGTATGTAGTTTGCAAAATAAATTAATAATTGTCTCTGGTGGCGGAGCTATCAAGGGCACATTGGTAGAAGAATTAGTCAATCTATCTTGGGATACATCCAGTTTAAGACGTATGACATATACTCAGGCATCTCAGCCTCATGATTACGAGGAATTAATTGATTACAATCGTAATCACATAACTATGGTTGTTCCAGATATCGGAGAAGATCTAAAAAATACCAATCCTCAAATATTATTCACATATGGTTGTCAGTGGATTATGATGAATTATGGGTCTGTTGACACTATGATGGAGTTATACATTGGTGAGTTTCAAGAAAATAGTGTAGTTCTAAAACCCGATGCATTAAGGCCACTCAAGCCCAAAAAATACAAAAAACCCATACTCCCAGATCCTGTCGTTTCTTTCCAGCCTATGCAAAAGATTTCTCCAATCTACAACGTGACAGTATAAAATCTTTCAATATGAATAAAATGGCTAATGCTTGGATGACTCACATGAAACCCTACATTGCGGAGGAAAAGAAGGATTCAA